TAAAAAGCAAGAGCAGATCAGCGGAGCAGTTAGCTGGTATTCAAACAGCATCACACAGCCGACAGGCTACGGACAGCAATCTTGGGAAGTCGTTTCCAGGATGAAGCGTCATGGCATTGATGTCGCAACGATTTCAAACTATGGGCGCGAGGGAGTCAACGGATTGGTGGACACGCCTTATGGCAAAGTCCCTGAATACGCTCGCGGTCTTGACATGTATTCAAATGACTCCACACCGGTTGCTCATGCTCATCATGTTGAGAAGCACCCGAACAAGCCAAGTCTGTTGGTCACCCTGGCTGATGTGTGGATTCTAAACAATCCTGAGTTTGCAAAGATTCCTAAGATTGCCTCTTGGGTTCCACTTGATCACGTTTCAATGCCTCCTGCTGTCAAGGCGTGGCTAAGCAAAGACAACGTTCTGCCAATTGCAATGGCTCCCTTTGGCGTTGAGCAGATGAATGAGGTTTGCATTGAGTCCACTTACATTCCTCACGCCATTGACACACATACCTTCAAGCCAACTGCTCAGATTGCAGGGCAGAACACTCGGCGCTTCTTGAACCTCAAGGATGATGACTTCCTAATTGTTGTCAACAGTGCTAACAAAGCAAACAAGTCAATCCACCGCAAGGCTTATGCAGAGCTGTTGCTGGCTTTTGCTAACTTCCGCAAGAAGGTTCCAAACGCTTATCTATACATTCACAGCGAGCCAACCGGGATCTTTGGAGGCTTCCACCTGCCACGCTTAGCGGCTGCCTCTGGGTTGCCTATGGATGCAGTCCTGTTCCCTAACCCAATTGATTACCGCTTCAGCTTTGAGAAGCACGACCTAGCTGCAATCTACTCTGCTGCAGATGTTTGCCTGCAGGTCTCTTATGGAGGCGGCTATGAGCTTCCCATCATGGAGGCTCAGGCTTGTGGAACTCGAGTCATCTCAATCAACTGGTCTGCACCCAAAGACCTAGTTTCTGAGGATGGCTGGCTAATTGGCGGTCAGATGTTCTGGGATGAGGCTCAGTTGGCTTGGTTCAAGATTCCTAGCATTCACTCAATCGTGCTTGCTCTTGAGGATGCTTATGAAGTCCACAAGGAAAAGGGTTCACACTCACAGATCAGCAGAGAGTTTGCAAAGCAGTTTGACGCTGAGAAGATTTGGCTTGAGAAGTGGATTCCATTCCTGAAGGAACACTTGGCTTGACAACCATAAGCCTGCCACTAGCTATCTGGGGAACTGGTTATGCCGAGTTTCTACCCAGATGGTGGGAGGGCGTTCAGTCTCTTGAGACCGAGTTTCTGGAGGTCGTCATTGTTACAGATAGGCAAAACTATCCTGCAGTCATGAAGGCAATCACTGACTTCTCAAAGGTCAGAATCAGAGTAGAGACTCACGCTGATTATGCAGGCTATTGGAACAGGGCCATTGAGTTGTGTCAGGGCAAGTGGATTGCTATGTGCAATGTTGATGACAAGTTTCTTCCAGGCGCTCTGAGTCAGATTCATGAGGCAGATGAGTCAGGCTACAACTTGCTGTGTGACAATCTAAGGACAAAGGGAACAGGGGTAATTCAAACCGCAAACTGGAAGCCTTCAGAGTTTGCACACAGCTTCACGCTCCTTGGCGCTAACCCTATGACCAAACAGCTCTGGGAAGCCTCAGGAGGCTTTCTAAGCGGCTTTAGATTCGCTGACTGGGGATTGGCTATACAGATGGAAAAGACAGGTCTTGTAAGGCCTTTTTATTGTGCGAGCTTGCGAATTATCTACGATGTCGGTTATGACCGCCTGACACTCTCCGGTGCATCCCTGCCAGCCCAGCAACGCAATGAAGCTAATGAGCAACCAAAAGCCTTGCTAAGAGAACTCCAGTAAGATAGACACATGGCAATTACTAGAGGTTATGCGACACTCGCTCAGGTAAAGAGTGCGCTCAGGATCACAGACTCAGTTGATGACAGCTTGCTTGAGATGGCGATTGAGTCTGCCTCACGAGCAATTGACCAATACACAAACCGCAACTTTTACAACGCAGGAACTGCAGTGCGTTACTACGCACCTTCCAACTCTTTGAATGTTCTAATTGACGACATGATCTCAATCGTGAAACTTGAGACCATGAACGATGACGAGCAGGTTTATGACACAACCTGGGCATCTGATGACTATCAGCTTGAGCCACTAAACGGAATCACTGATGGCTTTGAGCAGCCCTATACAAACATCCGCGCTATCGGTGACTATGTTTACCAGACTCTCGATGGTGAGGCTACTGTCAAGGTAACCGGTGTCTGGGGATGGTCAGCAACTCCAATTCAGGTCACTCAGGCCACAGTTATTCAGTCCTCCAGAATCTTCAAGCGCCTTGACTCGCCACTAGGCATCATCTCGGGAGAACTAGGTTCAATGAGAGTTGGCTCAAGACTTGACCCAGATGTTGCTCAGTTGGTTGACAGCCTCCGCAAAATCAGGATGGCCTAATGGCAAGCATTGTTGAACTACGAACAGGGATTGCAACAAACCTAGGAACAATCCCAGGGCTTAGGACATCAGAGTTTATTCCTGATAACCCAACGCCTCCTATCGCCATTGTTCAGTTTGACCGCGCTCAGTATCACCTTGACTTCAGAAATGGAATGGCAGAGTATAACTTTGTTGTCCAGCTCATTGTTGGCAGGGTTGACGAGAGAACTGCACAACGCAACCTTGATGCTTACTGTTCTTCCACAGGAGCCTCTTCGGTGCTACTTGCGGTAGAATCAGACAGGACACTAAACAACAAGGCCTTTGATTGTGTAGTGACTGAGATGTCTAGTTATGGCCCAGTCCTAATCAATGACATCACCTACCTCGGTGCTGAATACCAAATCCGAGTGCTTGCAAGCTAACTAAGGAGAAACACATCATGGCAAAAATTGTCTTGACTAACGCGGTTGTGAAGATCAATGGAACTGACTTCTCAACCAACGTCAACCAGATTGAGCTTGCGCTCACTGCTGACGAGATTGACACAACTGCATTCGGCGCAACTGGCTGGAGAACTGTTACCGGTGGACTAAAGTCTGGCTCAGTAACTCTCTCGCTACACAACGACTACGCTGCAGGTGCGATTGACTCAACCCTTTATGGATTGTTCAACACCTCTGCAACTTTCGTTGTTCTGCCAAACGGAACCGCTGCTGGTTCTTCAAACCCTGGCTACACTTTCCAGGCGCTTGTCAACAACTTGCAGCCTGTATCCGGTGCAGTCGGAGACCTAGCAGTTCAGAGCTTGACCTTCCCAATCAACGGTGAGGTCACTCGCGCAACCGCCTAACCACCTAATAGATAAGGGGAATACAAATGAAAATACAGCTAGAGGTTGAATACACCGACAGCACAAAGGCTGAGGTCAGCTGCTCTGCTCCTGACATCGTGAAGTTCGAGGAAAAGTTCGACATTGCGATAACGACTGCAGCAACCAGCATGAAGCTGACTCACTTGCTTTACTTGGCTTATGCGTCACTAAGCAGGAACAAGCAGACTGATCTCACCTTTGAGAAGTGGACTGAAACAGTTGAGGGTATTGGGGCCGCTGAGTCCCCAAAATCAAAGGGCTAGGCGACAGCTCCCAACATTGGGAGATTGCAGCCCTAGCCTGTGAGACTGGCATTGCTCCCTCTTTGCTTTTAGCAGAGTCAGAGCGAATGAGATTCACAATGATGCGTTATCTGATTTGGAAAGCGCAACCAAGGTAACCGCTCCCAAAAGGGGCGGTTTTCCTTTAGGTAGAATAGACGAGAGGTGAGGCCATGCTGAAGATGCTGTTGACAGGTGCAAGTGGCAAGCCCTACTCGGTGCAAGACATCCGCGCTCTTCAGAAGAAGCTCAAGGCTATTGAGCCTCGGCTCAGGACTGAGTTTGTTCGCGAAATCAAGACAATTGCCAAAGAGCCTAATGAGGCAATTCGCAACGCAATACCTACAACAGCTCCACTATCTGGAATGTCTAAGCCAGGCGCAAAGATAAAGTGGGGAGTTGTAAGCAAAGGGCCTAAGTCCGGTGGCGCTAAGTCAACAACTATTCGCTTTAGAACTCAGGCAGGTGGCAAGTCTTTGACTACAACCCTGCTAGGCATCAGGGTGAACTCTGCAGCCTCTTCGATTGCGGACATGGCAGGTCGTTCAGGAAGCTATGTTGGCAAGGGCTACAGGGGTTCAGGTCAGTCAAGACCTATCCGCAGGACTTATGCTGACGGATCACAGTCGCTCGAGTTCCGCAGAGATGCAACTCGCAAGGCTGGAGAAGCCTTCATCCGCAACCTAAATAACTCAATAGGAAACAGACCATCTCGCATGGCGTGGAAAGCTGCTGAGAAGAGCTTGCCTAGACTTTCAAAACAGGTTCAGTTTGTCGTTGACAAGTGGGCCATCACAGCAAGCAGAGGATTCTAATGTCAGTAATCGTAGGAATCAAATCAGTCTTTGACGACAAAGGCATTAGGAACGCTCAGGCAGAGTTC